TCAATGGCTCCACCTGGCTGTTCTGTCAATAGGTTGATGTAACCAAGAACATAACCCGTATCACCTTTCATGACAACGGTTACTTCATCTTGGTAGAAATCATACAACACTACTGGAGCAGGAAACTGCCACTTAAACCACGATGCCATGAGACGTTCGTTGGCCCGTGTGTGGTGACGAAAGAGGTAAAGGTTACGTTCATCGTTCTTTGATTTAAGCGCAAACAACGACGCACTGATGGTCCCCTTGAAATCAGAAATTGCAGAGGGAATATATGAGGGGATGATCTTAGTGATGGTTTCCGTGTATGGAGTCTGATCACCATTCAATTGCATCTCCGTCACCGTAGCAGCCTTCTGACCTTCTTCAACAAAGACCAGCGACACACCCGTATCAACAGGAGAGATGTATCCAGATTGTGTAAAGCTTGACAGAAGGTTAAGCTCAGCACTCTTAATGCTGAATGCTTCGGTCTTTGTTTGGAGAATGTATTGCGAGTTATCCGCAAACAAAATCAAACCAGACGGCTGTTGGATTGCATACCGCAATTCAATCGGCAGCAACGAACCAGCAGAAATGTCAATCGGGTCGTTATCTACCTGGGTGACAACTGTGGATGCAAAGAAATCAAAGAATTGACTTGCCTGTGAGCAGATGACATTCTCTCCACTCATCAAGATAAGACGGTTCTTAAAGAATGAAATACCAGTGATCCGCTTCCCAACAAACGTAGGACTCGGATTGGTTTCTTCATCACCAACAATACGATCCTTCCAATACTGATCTGCCCACGTATCACCGGAGATGGTATCAGTAACCACGGTATCAATCTGAAAGACATCACCCTCTGCGTTGTTGACCTGATCTAAGGCCGTATAATCTTGGCCAGCCCTTGCGATACTAACATCGGTGATCTGTCCGTTGGCATCAACAGCCTCTACCCTAAGGCGAAGGTTAAATCCAGTACCACCATACGCAGCAAAGGTTTGACCCACATCCCAAGTAATATGACTGTTGCTTACCACACTGACGGTAGTAGGAATACCAGATACACTTGTGGATAGGGTATAAGACCCAGCAGCAGTCTCGCTAAGCTCACGGAAGCTAAAGGTACCATCTGCCTCCTGGATAAGCGCATGGGGCATTGTGGAGGGGTCTAGGCCAAGCTTAACACCTGGGCCAAGCGTTTCCTTCCACACACCAGCACCAGCACTGCCACCATCACTGGTTTCAAACTTAACAAAGTAATCATCGCCTGTGCTGTTTTTATCAGCAGCAATACGAATGATCTTGTTGTTTACAAACTGAGCAGGCAGTTGATCAACCGTATCAATGGTACCCTTGTACGCCCGAAGGCCTGTACCAGCAAGACCGCCCGATGCTTCCATCGAGAACTCAGCTCCGTTAGTGCGTGCCACATAAATGGCATTACCAACACCAGTAGCAGTAAACCCACTCAGGCCATTGATCTGAGATGTAATACCAGAAACAATGGTCTCTGCACTTAGGTTACTGCCGGAGCTGGTTGGAGTGGTATAGGTAAGTGTGCTGCCGTTAAGCTTTACCTTATACTGGGTGTCATACGCCACAGTCTCCAGCAGTAGGTAACCGAAGTTATCTTGTGCTGCTGAGGTAGTTGCACGTTCTTCGACACGCACTAAGCGATTAAGAAAGAACACATAGTCATTGATCTGGAAGATCTCTAACTCAGCTTTATCCGTATGTGTTGCGTAATCAGTAGCAGAACTGGCTGGAGTGTTGATGGTATACTCATGGCCACTCTGTGCATCAAATAGACGCACTTCACCATCTCTGGTTACTTGAAGGGCATACTTGTCTTGCTTTGATTTTGCAATGAAGAACCACGAAGATTCCTCAACCGGTGCATCCAAGGCTTTAATAAGCTTAATACCTGGACGCTTCAATAGACCGAAGGTGGGGTCTGGATAGTAGTTGATACATTCCCGAAAGAATCCATCAAGCTTCAGTGCGTCCGGTTGTTGTGATACCCCACCAATCAGGCCAACAACCTTTTGAGAAATCGCGGCCATAGTTATCGAGCAATAGCACGGAACGGAGTATAGCTGATGTAATAGTTCTGACCTGTTTCCAAACCAAAGATATTCACATCAGAAGAGCTGGTATCATAAGCGATACAGTTTGCACGCAGCACACCCTCATCGGTACTGTTGAAGGATACCATTTCTTGTGAACCAAGAACACGTCCAGCAAAGACACGAGCAGCACGTTGCGTAATATAATCCTTAAAGACCTGTGGTAGATCCTCAAAATCAAATTGCCATACGACATCACACTTAATCGTTTCCCCTACGGGAAAGGTATACGTATGGTTTATCTTGTCGTAAAGTTTACCATTCCGTAATACGGTCTGGTATTTTTGGGTGTTGGCAAACTTGTTATCGGAAAGCTGAAGAACATTAGCGGGGACATAGATATCACCACTGTTGTCTGGGGTAAACGGATAGTTCACTTCGGTATTGAAATGCCATCCTTCCCCTTGGACTTCTCTACTGACTGAATCAAGAACATTCAATGCAATAGCGATTTCCGGGTTGGCAACATCAAGGCTTACCACAGGGGCCTGCCCGATGCCACTTAACAGTTGGTTAATTGCTTGGAGTTGTGTTGTCATTAGTCGGGCAAGGCAAGAAAAAAGGGGGCCACACTGGACCCCCCACACACAATTTAACTTCTAATTCAAATCAAATTAGACGTTACGGAAGGCGCCAGCCACAGCAGGACGCACGGAGCCACAACCATAAGCCAGACGACCCACGATCACATCACCTTGGTAGATCACCTTGGTGTCAGCACCGGTGGTCTGCACGCTGGGGCCGATTGCCTCAACCACACCAGCAGCATCACGGTGGAAGATCAGACCGCAGCTGTTGGTGAAGTCGGTAGCAATACCGTAGTCGTTGTTCTCACCGGTCACAGCAGCCGCATCGATGGCAGTACCAGCAGCAGAGCCGTACTTACCAAGGAAGGGGATGTTGTTGGACTTGTAGATCTTGATACCAGCAATCTCGTAGAGACCTTCGCCGGTGTTCAGCGAACCTTGGCTGTTGCCGTAGTCACGGTTCAGGATGTTGGTATCAACTTGGCTGATCAGTGCATAGTACTGACGAGGAGCCAGTACAGCCACACGACCATCCTTAGGAGCAGCAACCTCGTCCAGACGGGCAGCAGCCTCGAAGAAGCCATCCACCAGGGCCTGAGCGTCATACTCGTTGCCAGCACCCAGGTTCACCTGGAAGCCACCGGGCTCACCGGTCACAGGGGCGGTCTCAGAGGAGGCCTTGTCCAGCACGCGGAAGATGCGGCGGTCATAGAATTCAGCCAGGCTCTGACCGATCTGACGGGCGATAGGACCACGAATGTCGTACTGAGCCAGCACTTCATCCAGGTTATCCACGAACGCAGAGGCAACCAGCAGGTCATCCATTGCGATGGTGGTTTCAGCCACGTTGGGCTCACCCTGACCGAGGATAGCGGTACCAGGAGTGTGGTAGCCAGCAGTCACACGGCCGGTGTGAATGAACTGGGCTTCCTTACCATTACGCAGGGTACGGTTCATCACCAGACCCTTTGCAATCGTAGCATTACGGAAGGCCTCATAGACCTCACCCGTAAACAGTTTCAAATAAAGAGCTTTAGTATCGCCCGCGCCATTTGCCTGGCCGAGCTGAGTAAGAGTAGCAGTCATTTGCTTTAATGGGAATGAAAAAAGTTAATCAGTTCCCTTCATGAAGGAGTTATCGCGCGTTTAGTATTCAATTGTAATGTTGCGTAGTATTGGGTATCCGGCGCACCGGGCCAATACTCCAGCCATGACTGGGTTTTTTACGAGGTTATCCCTATCCCTCAATAGGCAGGGGGACATTGCAGTCCCCACAATCTGTGTTAAATCAGATCGCCGCTTGCAGCCAGACGTTCTTCAACATCCATGCGATACGCCGGATCCGTCCGATACTTAGGATCAGAAATGGCCCGAGCAAGTTCTGCTTGACTACGGAATCCCTTAACGGAGTTCTTCACGGATTTGCCAGAGACTTGTTTCCCTTCAAACCCGACAGCATCTTTATACCGTTGGGTAAGAGCCTGAACAGCAAAGAAGATTGCATCCTTATTGCCACTGTTAATGACATTATCATAGGCAGCAACCTCTTCAGGTTTCAGGTTTTCAGAAGCCCAAGCAAGGGTTTCGTTGTAAGCATCATTGCCACCGGCAGCAGCAATAATAGAATCCGCATCCGCATCCGTCAACGTTTGTTGCGTAGGCGTTACGTTCTTTTGCAGCTCCAGGTACGCATCAATAAGCTGATCAGAGGGCATCTCCTTTAGCTTTTGTACCGTCTCCGGTGTTAGCTGGTTGGAGTTATTGAAGTATTCCTCTGATGCCTCTTGGATGAACTTAGCAGTGTCAGAAACAGCATCAGCCTCTTCCTCTTCTGCGGGGGATTCATCAGGCGATTCTGTTTCGGCCTCTGTATCCTCTTCCGTGGTAGTGGATTCGTCTTTCTGTCCTAGCTTCTTTTCAAGTTCTTTGTATGCCTTTTCAAGATCCTCAGCGGACTTAAACTTACCAGCATAACGCAGTTCAGACTCAGCATCAGCACGGGCTTGATCGTATTTAGACTGAGCAATTGCTTGCTCTTCATCCATCAACTTTTGACCAAGTTCCGTAAGACGAGCTTCTTCTGCTTCACGGGCTTCCGTAACTGCTGGGTCGTTCCCGTCAAAGGTGATTTCAGACATGAGGGTATTCAGTGGGTAACAAGGGTAACTTTACCAAGACCAGGCACAACTACCCGTTGACGGACAGTTGATGTTTGTTTCTTGGGTTTAACAGCAGGGCGACCAGCTGGCTTACGACGTGGCTCCAAAGAGGTCACATCAGCAGATGGCAGTTCATAATCACTAGGGTCTAAGACTTCCTCATTGAGTGACTTGAGGGGTTTGTCCTGCTTGCTGGAGGAGGTTTCGTGTGGCATCAATAGCTTCTGGATTCTTGGTTGGATCAAAGAGAGGAGCCTTAACAAAGGAGCTGGCTTGGTTCATCATACTTTGATTCATGGCCTGCTGTTGGACTTGTGCCTGTTCAGCAGCCATCTCTTCTGCGGTCTTAACAAGGTTCAACGGATCGATACCTTGAGACGCAGCGAGGCGTTTAATCGCTTCATCAGCATTGATGTACTTGGCCAACATTTCTGGGCCTAGGGCTTGTGAGATTGTCTGAATGAAGATAATCAACGACTCACGATCTTGCCCACGACCAATGCCTTCAATGCCTGCCACTACCGTGGGGAATACAATTCCTTTGGGTAGCTTGGGTAGTTCTTTGCTGCGTTGTAACACAAAGAGTTTACGTTGAAGGTAAGGCCTCAACAATTCAGTGGTTAGATTTCCGTAAATCCCACCAAGCTGTTCGTTAAGTTCTTGTTGGGTAGCACGGATCTCTTCAGCAGTTGTACGTTCTGATTGACGTACCGTAAGAATAAGGAATGCTTCACTTAGCCGTTGATTGAGCTGAGTGATCATTTGATATGCCGTAGCAAAGTCCGCTTGTTTTTGGACTTGAACCACAGCCACATCGTCTGGACGGCCTTGGATAATAGCACCATTGCCTGCCTTAGCAAGCGTAGCGGGCTTTACCGTAGCAGAAGGTGCAACAAGAAAGACTACCTTAGCAGCCGCAGCAGAACCTTCCACCATGGCTTGCATCAAACCCTCAAGGGACTTGAGATCACCAAGGTACTCTTCTATACGTCCACGTCCATAGTCTTCACCATCCACCACATTAAAACGGAGGGGAAGCCAGGGACTTGTAGTTTTTGGAGATTTGCCATAGCTGTCTTCAATGATTTCACCGTCGACTTCTTGACGCCATCTCCATTGACCATCCTTGAGTTTAGCCCACGTATAAACCGCAGCTTCATCCTCACCAACAGTAACATCAACAGAAGGC